ACTTCCTTACAGAAGAAACCAAGCAGCAAATCGAAGAAGCAGTGAAGAGTGACCTTGAGGCACTCATCGCTGAAACGAAAGCTGCTACTGAAGCTGAAGTGAAGACTGAGCTCGCAGAACAGTGGCTTGAAACGCGTGACCAGCTGATCGAAGCAATCGATCTGAAGCTCACGGAAATGGTTGCATCGGAATTTACCGAACTGTCGGAAGACATTCAAGCATTCCGCGACCTGGAAGTTGAATACGCAGAGAAGCTGACAGAAGCTAAGGCCGGTATGGTTGAATCGTACAAGGCTGATCTGGCAGGTCTCGTTGAAAACCTGGACTCGTTCCTGGATCAAAAGTTGAACGCAGAAATCGAAGAACTGAAGGAAGACCTTGCTGTTGCTAAGCAAAACAAGATCGGCCAAGCAATGTTCGAACATTTCGCTGAACTGTATAAGACCAAGTTCATTACCGAGTCTGATGTCTCGAAGGAACTTGAAGCTGTTAAGGCAGAACTGACTGCTATGACGGCAAAGCTGAACGAAGCTACTGCAAACCGTGCAAAGCTGGAACGTACCGTGAAAATGGAAAGCGTCCTGTCGGCACTGAGTGGTGGTCAGCGTGAACTGATGGAAACGATCCTTTCGGGTGTTCGTACTGAAGATCTGGAACGTTCGTATGAGAAATACATTAGCCGTGTTCTGAAGGAATCACAGGCACCGACAGAGAAGGAAGACAAAGTACTTGCTGAAGGTAAGACTGAAGAACAAAAGACCGGCGTTGTAAAGACTGGCGATCCGATCACTGAATCGCACGTCCAAACTGAAGAACCTGCTAAGAAGCAGCTTGCTGAATCTGAAAAGGTTCGTCTGCAACGACTGGCTGGTATTCTTTAATCTACCAGCAACAACTTTAACCTTTTAGGAAACTAAAGATGGATATTATCAATCAATGGGGCGAAGCTAAGGAAGCCCTGCTTGAAGGTCTCCAAGGTTCGAAGCGCGAAATCGTTTCGACACTGCTTGAGAACCAACGCACTCACGTTCTGCGTGAAACGGCAACTGACGGTGCTACTTCGGCACAAAACATTGCTGGTTTCCGTAAGATCATGATCCCTATGATCCGCCGTATCATCCCTGGTACGATCGGTACGGAACTGGTTGGTGTTCAGCCAATGGAAGGCCCAGTTGGCCTCGTGTATTCGCTGCGTCTGAAGTACAACGACAGCATGACGACTTCGACGTCGCCAATCGATGACATCACCGCAGGTGACGAACTGTTTGGTAACGCTCACCCAATCCGCCGCTTCTATTCGGGTGGTACTGACCAAGCTCAAGCAGCTGGTGCAGATGGCTTCGGCGCTCCAGCTCCTGGCCTGATCCAAGGTGTCGCTCAAGGCGCTGCTTGGGGTTCGTCGCTTGACGCTGCTTCGGGTCCTACCGTTGGTGGTTCGGGTTCGTACGCTGAAGGTATGGGCGGCCGTCGTGTTGGCTTCGAGATCATGTCTCAAGCCGTTGAAGCTGGTTCGCGTAAGTTGCAAGCTAGCTGGACGGTTGAAGCTGCACAGGATCTGCAAGCACAACACGGTCTGTCGATCGAAGACGAAATGAGCAAGACAATCTCGGCTCAGATCGTTCAAGAAATTGACAACGAAATTCTGACTGACCTTCTGGCACTCGCCGGTACGGCAGCTTCGTGGGATGGTTCGCTGCCAACGCAGCCAGGTTACTACCGTCCAACGTTCATCGGTGATCGTTTCGCCAACCTTGGTGTGATGATCAACTACGTTGCGAATGAAATCGCACGTAAGACGCGTCGCGGTGCAGGTAACTGGATCGTCGTGTCGCCAATGATCGTTTCGCTTCTGCAATCGGCTACTAAGTCGCAATTTGCACCAGCAATCGAAGGCTCGTTCAAGGGTCCTAACAACAGCATGCTCGTGGGCACGCTGAACGGCACGATCAAGGTCTACAGCTATCTGTGGAACCAATCGCAGTCGACCGACATCGGTGGTAGCGGCAACGACACCATCCTGATCGGCTACAAGGGCGGCAACGGTGAAACCGATACCGGTTACTTCTACTGCCCATACGTTCCGCTGCAATCGAGCGGTACGATCGTCAACCCAGTGACGTTCCAGCCAGTTGTTTCGCTGATGACCCGCTACGGCAAGACTTGGTTCTCGAACCCAGCTTCGTCGCTCGGCAACAGCGCGGACTACTACGGCAAGATCAACGTTACTAACCTGGCGTTTGCCTAATCGGTCTAAGACTGAGAAAGAACAAAACCC